CATGGAGTTACCTCGTGCCCTATGATAGAGTGAGATATCGAGATTTGGCTCAGTTTTACGTTACTGAGCCAAATATCGTAGGCAAGGCCTGGGATGCAGATGGGAATCTTGCTTACGAGCATTATTCCCCATATGCGAATGTCCCAGAAATTGCCTCCTCGGAACTCTGTTTCGATAATGCTCATTCGCATTATTCGACTATAGTGTTCCCAGGTGTCCCACCCTTGAGGGTTGTGAACCGGCATAACCTCTACCTAGATTCTGTAAAAGTTCTAGGAAATGTTACGCTATCCGGTACTACCGGAAGACATCCTACCCCCGGGAGTGAATTCCCCGAAGGTGAAGCAGCTCTAACCAACATTCCGATGGTTAGTCTGTTTCGTGGCGGTCTCCTAAAGCCCGATCGTAGTGGTTGGGATTATTCCCAATGGGAAATAATTCCGCACTTCGACGAGTATGGAGAACAGGATAATAGTATCGCATATCCAGACGTCTTTTTGCCTGGATATCGGGACCTATTATTCCCACACATGGATCTCTCCTCACAGTTAAGCCCAGTGCTAACTCTCCTTTCCCGATCTAATCCTCTTCAAATGAAGGAAGATTTTATTTGGGATATGGGAGAGACGGCAGTGAGCTGGCTCACAACGTTCGGCATCTTCAAGCTTCCCACCAGAATTTCAACAGCAAGAAAGCTTGGATTGTTCATAGTTAATGGAACATCCAATGCTCACCTACTGGCTGAATTTGGCTGGAAGCCATTGATGTCTGACTTGCGCTCCATCAAGAATTTCATGGTGTCATTCACCAAAAGAGTGAAGACACTACGAGAATTGATGAAGGGGTCAATCACGAGGAAGGCCAAGATAGAAAAAGCATCAGGAGTTTATGAGGTCGATTCGGAATTCGACTTCATAATATCTGACATCACGTTTCACATGAAAGTTCATGAGACTCGTGTGACGACCATGCGTAGGGAAGGATCTGTAACCTACAGTCTCCCTCCTTTCGCAAAGTCGCTGCTTTCTTCTATTTCGGATGATGCTTTACGGGTGTTCGCCTTTGACTCTCTTTATCTGAGGTTAATGGAGAACCCTGCCGGGCTTTGGGAGATAACTCCCTGGTCCTGGCTGGTCGACTGGTTCTTTCCAGTCCAGCAATTGCTGGAATTGTATTCAGGTGGTCTTCCCCTCGATGCTACTGAGGGGTGGATCACCACTACAACGACCACGGAGAGCACTTTCGATCTAGAGCTAACTACGTCCGACCAGTTCTCTGGCGGACTCTCTAGTTCGACCCTTAAGATGATTAGGACCACGAAAGAACGTGAAATCCTGACCGATCTTATGGCTCTACCACCACTCCGAGATTCGCGGTATAATCCCTTGAATGGGATTACATCGTTTCGTCTCGGAATTCTCGCATCACTCGTCGGCCAGAGGTTGAAATAGTTTCAACCTCTTGATTTTTCCGACCATGGAGGACTATGATGATTGGTGACACCATTGCTACCAACGATCTTTCCGCGAGCACTGGGGACCTTCCGGACTCCAGTACCCACGTTACGACGCTGGTCAAGGTCAACAACGACGCCTTCGGCAGCGAGTATCGCTTCCGGGGCGTGGACTACGACTACGTGCTTCAGCTTCGGAACTCGAAGGAAAGCATGCGGTCGGACGGGGTCCAGTATACGCGGCATAATGCCGCATTTACCGTGACCAAACGGGCTGTTATCACGTCCGGGATTCTCACTCCGAGTATCCCCTACGTGTGTAACCTCACGTTTCGCCTCCCTTCGACGGGAGACGTCGCCATCGCCAGAGCGGTTGCTGGGCATCTTGCCACGCAAATCGCTCTCTACGGCAATGGGGCCAAGTTGCAAAAGATGTTTAACTTCGAATCTTAATCGAAGAAAGCATCTTGACCTACATCCCTGATTAGCCCGAGTACTACGTAGTACCCACACTAGTCTGGGTTGTGCACCCTTCTATAGGGTTGTGTCATCAACGTCCAAGGATTCTCGATACCCTAACTGTAGGAGCTAGAGATGAAAAGCCTTGATACGCGCCTCCTAGGACTCTACACTGCTCTCATCGATGATGTGAGTAGGTATTATCCCAGGGACGCCATCGAATGGAAGAGGGATGAAACCCGCCTCCGTTCAGCTGTCAATCTACGTGGATCAAAGTTTATCACTATTGATCTCGTAGCGATCGGGAAGCACTTTGATAGGTGCTTATCGAACGAACTCTACATCCCTTCTCATCTAGCCTTTCAAAGGTCAAGAAAGAAGGGCGAAGTGGTGCCCAGACTTTTCGGGGCGCTGCTTCGTAGAGTCTTTGACAGCAAGGATGGTAAGCTTAGACAAGACGTTGACATCACAGCCGTGTCCCTCTTACGCCAGCTGTACTATGCTGGAAAGAAGGTCAAACATGATTGCGATGATTCTGCGACTTATCAAACGGTCGCTGAATTCTTCAACGTTGAGATGGATTGTCGTACTCCTAGCTTGTTCTGGAGTAGCGATGACCTTGGGTTATCCAATCTGGAGCGGCATCACTTGCGCGATGCCCTACCAAATGGATTGCCTAGGGCTGATGCCCAGTATCACCTCGCCTTGCTTGACTTGCAAGGACGACATGATACTAGCACCAATCCATCGACTGCACTTTTGGACTCTATTCAGCTTTTAGCTGATTTATGGTCCAATGACGTAGGCGAAGTAACCTACGACGCAGTCATGCCTAAGCATGGTCCAGGTGCTGTTAGCGACCTTAAAGATAGGAGTTTGAAATACTCCTTTCCGAATTGGCCGCTGAAGCTTGAGCTTAGCTTCCCTGCTAGTACCTTCGCTCTTCCGAATGAAGGTTTTTATCAGGAAGCAGTGGAGACTCGTGCGGTTCTCTTATCTCCGCATGAGCCGCCATCCAAGCTCATTGCTGTTCCAAAGACGCAAAAGTCTCCGAGGCTTATCGCCTCTGAGCCTACTGCTCATCAATGGATGCAGCAAGGTGTTCGAAAGTGGCTTCTCGCTGCTTTCGATGACACGTTTTTGAAGCCGTCGATCTCCTTTAGAGATCAACGTCCTTCTCAGCGTGCCGCTCTCCAAGCTTCAACCTCCGGATCTGGCTGTACGATTGACTTATCGTCGGCCAGTGACCGGTTGTCTTTATGGACTGTCGAGCGCTTCTTTAGACTTAACCATAGTCTATTGAGCGCTCTTCATGCCACGAGGACACGATGGGTGTCGAATGAAATCGACAAGAAATCTCCTCAGTACACTGTACTGAAGAAATTTGCACCCATGGGTTCAGCACTAACATTTCCAGTGCAGTCAATCATATACTCGATAGTTTGTATCGGGTGTATGATTTTTCGGAAATACGGTCCTGCCTCATCCAAAATGGGGTTCGAACGTTTGCGTTCGATTGCATTGGAATGTGCAAGCCAAGTTGTAATCTTCGGAGACGATCTCATTGTCCCCGAGGATGATTACCCCCTGGTTTCCGAGGTATTGTCATACCTCGGGTTGAAGGTCTCCGTCGATAAGACATTCGTAGGTAACTCATTCTACGAGTCTTGCGGCGTAGACGCATACAAAGGTGTCAATGTGACACCCACGTATTATCTTCAACATCCCGTAGAGTCCGATCCGTCTTCCATTGTGTCAGCTGTCGAGACCTCCAACTCCTTGCATCGTGCAGGGCTTTGGAGAACGGCAGCCTGGCTCATAGATGAAGTACCTTACTTCTTTCGCAAGAAGCTGGGTATCGATTCTATGGAGGACGGAGCCTTCGGGCTGAAGTCCTTTGTTGGGAGATCCACTTCACACCTCATGGAGGTATGGAATGAAAAGCTACAACGATGGGAACAACTCCGTCTCACGC